ATTCCATATTTTAGAAACCTCTTGTGTTATCAGTAACAACTTCAGTAGTAGTATTAGCAGGTGATTCTACTTTAGCATCAACTTTAGAATACAAGTCTAAGAATGCCTCTTTAGTTTCAGTATCAAACCTATTTACACACATTGTAATTGCTTTCATCTTATCGCCAAAAATTTTATATGCTTTAGCGATATGTACCAAACGGCGAGTAGAGATAATTTCATCAGTAGCACCGTTGTCAAATGATTGACGGACAACTTCAGCCCATTGAACTAAACAAGAAACAAAATCAGCATCATCAATCAATGGTGTAAGAATCTTACGCTCTGTTTTAGCATCAGGATATTCTTGTTCAACAGTAATTGGAAAACGCTCTAAGAAAGCATCATCAAGAATTTGTGATAGGTATTTACCTTCATCACTACCACGACCTTTTGTATTAGCAGTAGCAACTACGTTGAAACCTTCAGCAGGATAAACCATCTCACCAGTTTTCTTATTGAAGTATGGCTTACCTTCGAGAATACCTTGTAAACACATCAATTTATTTGAACCACGGTCAACTTCGTCAATCAAACAAATTGCGCCACGTTTCATAGCGGTAATAACTGGACCATCTTTATACACAGTATTACCATTAATCAACTGATAACCACCAAGTAAATCGGATTCATCAGTTTCAATAGAGATATTAACACGGACACATTCACGATTTAATTCAGCACATACTTGTTCAACCATCAATGTTTTGCCGTTACCAGATAAACCAGTTACGAATACAGGATAAAACATTTGAGATTTAATAATGTTACGCAAATCTTTGAAGAAACCAAAGGGTACATAATCAGGATATTTTGTAGGAACAGCAGGTTCATTATCATCAACTAATTTTGGTTGACGTAATTGTACCACATTATTGTATGCGACTTCCATTTCAGGTTCTTTTTCTTTCACAGTTTCAACTTTCTTGCCAGATGGCGGTACTTTGTATTGTCCACGACCATATCTATATTCGGTTTTTGTAGTCAACCAATAAGGATACGGTGCACCTGATTCTGATACCACTTCAGCGATACCATCTCTAGTAATGATACATTCACTACCAAACATTTTTTCACAAGCTTCAATAAAAGATAATGCGTTTCGATTCATAATATAGTCCTAATCAAGTAAAATACTAGTATAACACAACCACGGTTGGTGTCAAGTAAGTTGTTGTTTATATACAACAAAGTGATTATTGGTATGTTTCCCTAAGTTTTTGGTAAGCATTTTGGTCTTTTTCAAATCCAGACAATGCTGCCCACTTTCTGGTAACAATATCTAGTGCTTTCCAAGCAGGAATTTCTGCATCATCTACTTTAGCATTAGCCCAAAAATTCAAATTTTCTTCATTCATGTTTACTTCCTTCGTTTTTATCAAAAAATTGTTGCGAAATTGCAGTTGCTAACTCATCCGCAAGATTCGGATTGAATTTTACTAAAAAATATGCGACATCATCAATAGGTACATGACGTAAATTGAACATAATTTCATCAATTCCTCTCAAAATTTGCGTTTCCTCTTGTCTTTGTAACATTTTTATCTCCTCATGCTCGAAATTTCTTTAGCTTCGTTGTCGGTAAACACAGGAACTGCGTTGGATTTGTGCATTGTCGCAACTCCTTTCATTTTTTCGCCAGTATATGTGTTTCCTTCGACAGGTTTTGTGCAAGGAACAAATCCGGTGTTCAAGGATTCGTATTTTGGTGTTTCTCTACGATAAGGAGTATTACTTTTTGTTGAAATTGATGATTTTTTTGCAGGACTTTTTGAATAACTTTTGCCGGCAATTTGATTTAGCGCTTTTGTGAAAGCATCTTTCTGCTCTTGTTGAGCTTTTGATAGTTTTTTAGGCTTGGATTTTGGAATGTAGCCGTAAATCATCATAATAAAACTCCTGTATCAATAGAAGTTCTATTATATAATAATATAGGCTATATGTCAAGTGATGTGTTGTATGGAAACAACTACTTGTCGGTATAATCTTCTAGGTATTCTTTTACATCTTCCAATTGATACTCATAATCCCTAGTCAATAATTTTTTAATCTCGGAATGCTCATCACGATGCCGTTTTACTTCGTAATTATAATCATCATTGTAATTTTTATTTTTACGAAATTTACCTACAAATTTAGTCACTCATATCTCCTTTTGTTACGGCAACAATTGTGGAAAAGCTTCTTTAACAAATTTATAATTTAAACCATTAACCCCTTGGTCTTTTCTAAAAATGCCAGCAACCACTTCAGCTTCTCTTGGTTCTAATGATTCTAGTAATTGTAATAAAACTTCATTTTGTTTCTTCGGGTTTAATGCGTGAGCTGCAGGTTCACCTTTTCTGAACAAATAGAGTTTTCTGATTTCGGTGGATAGTTGAGCATATCCCATACCTTCTGGAACATTTTTGATTTTGAAATTTTCTGGCATATCATGCACTAGCCATTCAATTTGTGGATGATAAGTTAACTCTAAAACTTGAACCAATGTTTTGGTTAAGTTTTTTGCAATAACATCCATTCTTTCTTTTTTATTTTTTGCTGCTTCAAATTCATCAAATACTTCATAAATGTTTTTCATTAGAATTCCTCAATCACTTCCATTAGGTTTTTAAGTTTATGTTCCATAAAATAGTTCAATAACTTTTGGCGAGATGCCGGTTTTGTTTCATCATAAGTATTTATAATCTTTTGTTTAATTTCTTGTGGAATCTTTGTAAGGTCAATTAAGGTCGAATTCCTAGAAAAGTTTGCCTTATCTGTATCATTATACTTCTCAACATTTTCACTAAGGTATTTTTCTAATACATTTTTAGTGATTGGCTTTTGACGGAGGTCACGAACAAAACAATCTGATGGTGAGAACATATTAGGAATGCCATCACCTTTATCACCACGAATAATCTTTTCTTTTAATTCAAGTAAAGGATTTTCTGATTTGATATATTTCTTCAATGATGGATTATATTGTTTAACATTAGAACCATATTGTTGTAATTGCAAGAAGTCGCCATCACTCGATAGAATCAAAATCTTTTGGTCACGAGCATAGATTGGAACTAATGTACCAATGATATCATCAGCTTCAGCACCTTCAACATCAATTACTTTATATGGAAATGTTTCTCTGAGTTCTTGTTTGAGTTTGGCAAGAATATCAAAAATCAAATGCCAATCTAAATCGGATTTTTCTCTTGTTTTCTTACGACCTGCTTTGTAAAAAGGAAAAAATTCTTTACGCCAGTATTTACGGTTATCACAACATAATACTACTTCACCGTATTCTGTTTTAAAATTCTTTACATGATTGCGAATAATGTTTAATACCATATGACGAATTAGATTTTCATCCAACTTGGTATTTTTTTGGTTTGATATTTGTGCCATAAGACCGGCAAGTAATACCTGGTTTAAATCAACGAGAATCATAATAAACTTTCAATAGTTTCAAAATTCTATTGTATCAGACTTTCGTCATTTTGTCAAACAAATTATCAATAATTTTGTGAGAATTTTTAGTTTTTCTGGCAATTATACCACACCAATCTTGTGGTATTAGTGTAGAGATATATTCTAGTGGGTCAATAAGAATAGCTTCAAATTTATCTGGATGAATACAAGTACCATCTGTGTCGTGTTTATACAACAAAATCTGATAACACTCTCCTAATTTTGTATTAGCTATAGATTCTTCATTTTCTTTGAACTGCCTTAATTGAATGTCAATAGAATCTTTTTCATCACCAGCAATAAAATACATGACATCAAATTTTTCGTTTTTTATTGGATTGAGCCAGTCGAGCATAATAGTCCTTGTATGTGTGATTTCCTCACTCGTACCATTATCCAAGTATTGTAATAGTCATCTGATTCTAAAGCACCTTTGATAAATTGCTCTTTAGCTTCAAGATAACCACATTCTCCTTTAGAACGGCAAAGATGTAGAATTTCACGTTTAAAATTATCGTGTCCTAATTGTAACACATCTTTGGTTAAACTGTCACTACTCCCGTAGTAAGTTTGCCAATCTGAAGGCGCCTTATACTTCTTTCTCTTACCTTTGACTTGTTTGGTTTTGGCAGAATAAAAGAATTTCTTGCCTATGTACTTCTTACCATTTGTAAGATTGGTTATTTGATATACAAACCCATAATTATCACCAATCAAGTCTTCCGTAAAATCTTTATCATTGTATTGCCAAGTTAGTCCCATTCCTCATCTTCGTCAAGTAGTTCATCATCCTCTATATATTCTTCTAATTCTTGAATGGTTTCACCACAAAACGGACAATGTTCTGGTAACTCTTGTGATACAAATTCTTCCATGAAAACTACATTATAAGATGATTCGCAATTTTCACACTCGGCTGATAATTGTTTTTGCATTTTATTAACCTTTTCTTTGTAGGCTTTCGTTGATATAATCTTCTAACTTTATTTTTGGTTCCCATTTCAAATCTTTTTTAGCTTTTGAATTATCTGCTAATGTTACTCTAGCCTCACCTTGCCTAGGTGGAATAAATGTAACAGTATCGGATATCATTCTAGCCAAATCAATAACAGAATGGTTTATTCCTGTACCAATATTAAACAATCCCGTTACATTAGATTTCATTGCTAATATATTGGCATTTACTGCATCACTAACATGCGTAAAATCTCTACGTTGCATTCCATCACCAACAATCGTCAATGGTTCGTTATTTGCTTTTTGTCTTAAAAATAATCGAACAACTGGTGCATATGGTCCTTTAGAAGGTTCTCTTGGTCCATAAATGTTAAAATATCTAAACACTACTGTTGGCAATCCAAACAGTTCTGTATACATATGGCAAAACTTTTCACCAGACACTTTAGATACAGAATACGGGTTTAAACAATCTTCAGACATTTCTTCAAACAAAGGTGGTGTGTTTCTACCATATGCAGAAGATGTCGAAGAATAAATTACCTTCTTAACTCCTGCTTCTCTTGCACATTGTAGGATGGTTGCTGTACCCATTACATTAGTTCTTACAGCAAGTAATGGATTATCAATTGTTGGTTGAATTCGAGATTCAGCCGCCAAGTGAAACACATAATCTACTCCATCAAACAGATAACGAATCATAGGATAATCAGCAATATCTTCTTTGACATATTTTGCTTTTTTATTATGATAGAATTCGTCATTTGATGTTGCTGATTCGTTATCAATCACCGTAACATCATTTTTCATTTCAATTAATTTATCTACAAGGTTTGAACCTATAAACCCTGCACCACCCGTAACAATAATTTTCATTTTCACCTTTCATTAAGCCCAAACTTCACTCCAATTACCACTCAATGCACCCTTTGCATAATCTGTTGCTCTATTCTCAAAGAAATTAGTATGTGTAGGTGCATTAATCATTTCTTCTACCCAAGGTAGAGGATTCTTCTTTACTTTAAACACACCTTTGAGTCCTAAAGAAATCAAACGTCTGTCTGCTATGTATCGAATATACTTCTTAACATCTTCAGAAGTTAAATCTTCCATTGCACCCATTTCAAAAGCAAGGTCAATGAACTTATCTTCTAATTCAACCATCTTTTCAGCGATAACATAAATTCTGGATTTTAAATCATCATTCCAAATTTCACGATTTTCTTCTATATATGTTCTGAATAATTTAATCATGTTTTCGGCATGTTGCGTTTCATCAACGATTGACCATGTTACGATTTGACCCATACCTTTCATTTTACCATGGCGTGGGAAATTTAGTAACATAATGAATGATGAGAATAACTGCATACCTTCAGTAAAAGCAGAGAACACGGCAATATGTGTTGCTGTATTTTCTTTTGTAGTATTCTTAGCGGAGATGTCCATGATATAATCATGTTTCTCTTTCATCTGAGCATACTCCATAAATTCTGAGTATGTTGTTTCTGGTAATCCTAATGTTTCAATCAAATGTGAATATGCAGCAACGTGTAATGCTTCACGAGCAGCAAAGCCCATTAACATCATACGAATTTCAGGTTGACTAAAGTATGGTAAATAATTTTTAACATAACCACCAGCCACATCAATATCACCTTGTGTAAAGAAACGGAAAATATGTGTAAGAAATTTCTTTTCACTATCGGTTAATTTTTTCTTCCAATCTTTTACATCTTCAGCCATAGGTACTTCTGTATGTAACCAATGTGACTGTTCGTGTTTTAACCATGCATCATAAGCCCAAGGATAATTAAAAGGCTTAAAATAGGTTCTTTCTGAAGTAATATCTAAATCTGTTTTCTTAATCATTCTTATCCTTCGCAAGCAATACAGTCGTTACCTTGAGCTACTTGTGTCATATCTAGCTCTTTAATAACTTGTCGTTCTATCTTCTTAGAAACTTTATCAGCCTTACCAATCTTTTCAGAACGGCAGTAGTATAAAGTTTTAAGTCCCTTTTTCCATGCCATATAATGAATGGCGTGAACATATTTAATATGTGCATCTGGTCTAAAAAATAAATTCAAAGATTGTGCTTGGTCAATATATTGTTGTCTATCTGCAGCCAACTCAATAACCCAGCGTTGGTCAATCTCCATTGATGTTTTAAACACTTCCTTCTGATTCTCGTCAAGAATGTCCAAGTGCTGTACTGAACCATCATTAGCAATAATACTAGACCAGATATCATTGTAATCTTCTTCTTTTACTTTTTCTTTTATGAGTTTATCCAACCAACGATTCTTATTTAAGAAAGAACCCGAAAGAGTATCTTGCCTATAAGCGTTGGCACGATAAGGTTCAATACTAGGAGAAGTATTGCCCATGATAATGGAAGAAGAAGCATTGGGAGCAATAGCCATAACATGACTAAACCTACGGCCAGTACCAACTGCATCAGGAGCTTCACCACGTTCCAGTCCAAGTTGAAGATTTGCTTCATCTAAACCCTTTCGTATTGATTTGAAAATTCTATTATTAGCAACTTTAGCCATAACACCTTCAAAGGCAATACCGTTTCTTTGCAGATATGCGTGGAAACCTAATGCTCCAATTCCAATACTTCTTTCACGACTAGCAGAAAACTTAGCACGGCTAATGGAGTCAGGAGCATTATCAATAAAATACTGAAGCACGTTGTCAAGCATTTCAGCAACATCTTTAAGAAATAATGGTTCATTTTTCCATTCATCGTAATTCTCTAAATTCAAACTAGATAAACAACATACTGCTGTTCGCTCTTCGTTAGTTGGTAAAATAATTTCTGAACATAAATTAGATTGATGTACTTTCAATCCTTTATCTTTTAACCATTGTGGTAGATGTTCGTTACTTATATCAATGAAATGTAAGTATGGTTCTCCTGTATGCATCCTTAACTCTAGGATCATCTGCCATAACATCTTAGCAGATACAGTTTCTCTTACTTCTTTTGACTTAGGATCAATCAATGGCCATGAATCGTCTGCGCTTGGATCCAACATACAGTTTTCAATAATCTGCATGAAGTCATTTGTGATGTTGATACCATGATGTAAGTTTAAACACCTTTGATTTTGGTCACCAGTCGGCTTACGCATTTCAAGGAACCCAATAATATCAGGATGACTAATATCAAGATAAGCGGCATAGCTACCACGGCGAGTACGACCTTGACGATAAGCCAAAGAACTCGCATCATAAATTTTAAGATGTGGCATAACACCAGTAGACTTATCATCGGCAGACCGAATACCAAAACCAATACCGACACCACCGCCCAACATAGATAACCAATTAGTTTCCGAAAGATTATCAACTAATCCCTCCGCAGTATCTTCAATATAGTTAAGGAAACATGATATAGGCATACCACGCTTGCTGCGACCAAAAGAAAGAATGGGAGTGCTATAAGATAACCAATGCTTACTAGCATAGTCATATAATCTTTGAGAATGTTCAAGATTACTTCCAAATGCTTTCGATACAAATGCAAACCTGTGCTGAGGAGAAGTTTCATCCTCTCGCATATAACTTTCTTTAAGTCTTTTAATTCCAAGTTCATCGAATAGTTTATCTCTTTCTAAATCTATATTAATACTTAAGTATTCCATGTAATCGCCTTATTGTTATTATTTGCCGTAATTCAAAATCTCATTTTTATATTCTTCTGACCAGTAGTCATAATACTTTGTTTTTAATAATTTATTTCTTGCCTCAATCAATCTATCTTTGGGGTTTACGAGTATAACTGGATACTCTAGATTACCTGTATTTAATCCATTAATAAAACCGGGATTTTCTGGATGGTCCTTTAAAAAAATTAAGTCGGAACGTTTTGATTGTAATTTTGATATTAGGTTTAATAAATCCTCATCAGTTAAATTTTTTGATAGGTTATAAAAAACAATTAATTCAAAATCACATATTGATTCGATGTATCGTAGTATATAGGATTCACATTCATAAGCAATCGATGACCAAAATATTTTTTTATCTTCTAATGCTTTTTTTGCAAATGGACATATACTAAATCCACCAAGTTCATCCTTCTTCTCAGAGATTCGTTGTATCCATGATATTAAATTTTCTTCCAATTCACAAACTCCATTTTAGCTCTAAGATTAACGAATGTATTATTACTTATAATGTCTTGAATTTCATCAGGAGAAAACCCATCTAGCACCATTTCATTAATGTCTTTAGAATCAATGTATTCTGGCCAAATCACTATATTGAAGTGTTTATCAACAGCAGAATTTATTTTTTCTACAATTTGTTTATTACGTGGTTCATTATCAAATACCAGAACAACCTTATCTTTAGGTAATATATTGATGATAGATTCTAAATTAGAATCGGCAGTAGCCACCGCATTCTCCAAGAACATAGAATCAATTGGTCCTTCTACGACATAGATTGGTTTATTCAAATCAATCCTATCAAGTCCATAGACTTTTTGGTTATCGTCATGTAACTTGATTGTGATATATCTTAATTTAGATTCACCTAATGCTCGACCTTGTATCGCAACCAAATTCTTTTTTTCATCAAAGAATGGAATAATTAACCGATGGTCATTCTTTTGGAGTCCTTCTTTCTCAATCCCAAGACTTTGTATGAAGGATGCGAAATCTGGCGCATAGTATAGTTGCGATTGTAAGGCCTCGGGTATCCTTCTCTGTCGAACATAGTTTTTAGCAAAATGCTCCTCTGGTAAGGAGTTGATTGACTCCAGTTGAATCTTTTCTTTGAATACTGGTTTCTCTTTCGCCTCTGTAAAGCTGGGCGGTGGAGTATTTGCGTGTTGTGTACCATTCTTATACCTTTCCAATTGATATTCTTTGCATAAAGATTCATCTACTTGTCTTAAAAAATTATAGAATGTGGTAGATGCACTGCAATTATGACACATATAAAAATAGTCATCTTTTTTGCGGTATATAAAACCACGAGCTTTAATTTTATTTTTTTGAGAATCGCCACATAATGGGCATCTGAAGTTGTACAAATCGGTTTTCTTTTGAGTAAACCGTTGCAAACGGGCTGAAACACGCAGCAGGTAAGTCCTATCAATAAAAACACTCATAATATTATTTTTTTAAAAAGTTATTTGGTTAGATGACCAAGTATATCAAGATTTACGTGAGAAATCAACCATGTTACTACAACAATACCACCAACAATCATCCACTTCCATTGTAATAACTTATCTAATGTTTCTTTTTCTTTTGCATTGTGTTTATCAATACAGGTACGTAAATCTTCAATTTTAGCCAAAATACTTTTTTCGGTAGTTTGAACTTTTTCTAATACCATATCAATACGGTCGTGTATTTCTTTAATGTCCGATTCTGTTTCTATTCTACGTGCTTCCATATCGTCATACACCTTTGCTATATGTCTATCGTGTTGGTCAACCAATTTATCAATAATGACATCTAATTTTGTCGCAATACTAGTCAGAGCCGAAACTTGGCCCTTTAATACTCCAACATCATTGATAATATTATCTGCCATTATTTTTTCTTTTTCTCTGGAATCTTTGTGGCATCTTCAATTTTTTTATGAATCTTTACCATCTTACATACTTGTTTACCTTTTACGTCATGGCAAACTTTTTGTGTTTCAACGGCTTGAGCTTCATTAACTACAATAATACCAACGAAAGCAGCAATAATTAAAAATGGAGCTAATATCATTTTTTTATCCTTATAGTGGTGGAAAACTTGTTGTAGGTACTGCTGATTTTGAAGATAACGGTGGTGTTACAGGAGGTGGAGTAATTGTTGGAGCAGGACTCATTGGAGTGCTCATTGTGTTATTTACTAAAGGTGCACTACCTACTCTACTCATACCAATATTACTAGGTACGCTATTCATATTAGTATTGTTTACTATTGGTTGATTTGTTACAATTGGATTAGCTGCTGTACCGGCTAACTTCTCTTGTGTTCTACCAAATGCAGCGATACCAAGAACAGCACCCATTGCGATATGGAACAATCCTGCACCTTGTAGTGTTAATGGATTCCATTGTGTAATTTGTTGATGTGTCATGGCTTGTAGTAACGACCAAAGAACAGGGAATACTGCCATATCTAATAGACAGATAAGCATATACATCCAACCCATTGCTGGGCGCCACAATGTTTGCATCCAATTATCGTTACTCTTTGACATTTATTTTTCCTTTAGAACCACAAAAATAAACCTTGGCTCATAAAAATCATACCAATAAATGCAACTCCAAAAGATGCCCAAAACATAGGCATACTTACTGCCAAGATACTTGCTGATAATAATACAATACTTAATTGATATGAAGTAGATGCGTAAGCAATCCATGGTGATTTCTTTTTAGCTAAATCACGGTCAGCTTCTAATTTTTTGGCTTTAGCAAAAATGACTGGTTTACCTTCTTCACCTTCTTCATATGAAGCAGCTTTATCAGCCCACTTCTTTGCTTTGATTGGGTCATTAGTTTGTTCTGAAGCTAATTGATATTCTGTTTGTTTAATACTCTTAGCTTGATAGAAGTTCCAAAGGTCATTTGCTTTGATTGTATTGTTCATAATAGTAGAACTTAATCCACCACCAATGAATGTATTAACTGCTAGTAATAGAGCAAAAACATTAATGACCAAACCTGCTTTATCTTTAATCTTTGCTTCACGTTCAGACCTAGAACCTGCAGGTGGATTATTTTCTTTTTTGGTGACTAAATTTAATACAGAATCTATTAATGACATTTTAAGCACTCAATATTTGTAAAGCGTGTTGATAATACTGGCGTCTTTCTTCTTGACCTAATGTTCCACCATTAATGATGTGAGAAATATGGTCAATATTACCTTGGTCGGCCAATGCGTTAAGATTGTTTGTTTCCCAAAACCAGCAAGCAGATTGGACTGCACCTTCAAAAGTTTCTGCATATGAAGCAGCTTCATCAATACCAATTTGTAATGAGTCAGCAAAAGATTGGTAATTATCATGGCCAGTCATTTGAATTAGACCACGACCACGGAACTTCCAACCATCACCAGAAGATTCATCACCATTACCCATACGACCACCGTAAGCACGGTTTGCAATCTTCTCTGGATTATGTGCATATTGTTCAGCAATACCTGCTGGAAATAATCTTGGCCATACACGACTTAATGAACCAGCAGTATAATTTAAATTTTCTTGTACAGCAGTAAACTTTGCAGACTCAATACAGCACTCACCCATGAATGCAGCCATACGTTGTGGTGTAGTGATATCATAATCAGGCCAAACTCTATTTAATGCTTCGACCCAATGTTCTGAATTTGGATTATTACCTACAATCGCTTGAAATTGTTCTATTGTAATCATTTTAGTATATTGCTCCCGCTAATTGTACAGCACCCATTAAAATTTGATATGCTTGTTGATTTTCTGTTAAGTCATCAGCAGCTGCATTAATATGACCCATAATATTTAAGTTACCAATCAATTCTTTATAATCTTCAGCAGATAATTGACCAGTTTGATACTGTTGTGTATATTGGTCAGCTAAGTATGAAATTTCTTCTAATTGACTCATCTTGGTTTACTCCCGGTAACTTGTTGAATTTTATCTGCCGTAATTTCTATAATATTTAGTTTCGCTTTACAATATACAGCACTTGGATTTTCTTTTTTATATAATTCTTCGACTATTGTGAATAATTCTTGTTCCATATTATATGATGCTTCACCTCTTGGTAAATGCTGACTATAATTTTTTAATTCTAATGAAGTTGTATATAACATACTTACAGTAAATCTATCACAAGTACCAAATTGAGATATGGTTCTTAACTTGTTAATTAACATATATTCATTAGCATCATATTTTGATGGAAAAACAATATCTGTTACTGTAGCACAACCAGATAAAACTAATAAACAACACAACAATAATTTTTTCATGGATTTAATTCCTTTTGTTTAGCTACCCATTCTTGTAATGCTTTTAATTGTTCGGCAACTTGTTGGTATTGTCCGTAGTTTTCAATGATGGTTCTTTCGGCCTCAGAGAGTGCAATTCCGGAGGCGGTACCATCAACTCCTGTGGAGGTGTCGGGAACGGTACCTTGAGCGGCGCTGTCGTGCAACCTAACAAAAGATTCAGGCAAAGTACACATATGGTCATCTTTAGTATTGACTTGATTGAGTATTTTTTCATTTGTTTCCTTTATCACTTGGGTTTGTATAATGTAATGTTCAACAATCTTTTGTGTAATTTCTTCTTGTTTGGCTTGTAATATTTCTATTTCTTTTTTGGAATCAACCAAAACGTCTACTCTACCTTTAATATACGCACCACTCAAGCTTAAAATAATACCAGAAAAATATACAGCAATTATAACTATACGATATTGTATAGGCAAAAATATTTTGATTAATGAACTTGATATAATCAAACATATACCAGTTCCCATTATAACTAATGGAATCCAAGCTGGTAGTAGACCGAACCAGAAATTAAGGTTAAACAATTGTCCGATAAACATTTTATATCAATATCAATTCTTTTTTATTTGTTTTTTCTATTTTGATCCAGCCAAAATCGGATATTTTATAACCTGCAAGTTCTCTATCTTTTACTGTAACTTTAACATTATCAAATTCTTCTGTAATCCATTTTGCTAAACTATAATTATCTAAACCTTTTATTTTTAATAATGCTACGTTTGATGTTATTGTGACTTCTGCTGATAAACCAAACTTTTCTTTAATTCTAGTAGCAACTTTATGAATCACTTAGAAATCCTTTCGTTTGCCAATACCCATCGGTAATCGTGGATCGGCAACTTTTTTCTTGCGTTTTCTCAAATCAACACCCGGTTCACCAGACTTACTACCTGGTGGTTGTCCCATACCTGCAACTTGACCACCGCTTGTTGTATTTGTTGGTCCAGCAGCAACAGCGCCTCCTGCTGCTCCTCCGCCACCGCCTCCACCCATTTCTTGGATGTATTCTTTGAAAGATTTCATATTTTCCTTAATATGTCTGCTATATGCATATCTACCGGTATATCATCAGTAAATATATTTTTATTATTAATACCGTATACTATTTTTGGTAATATATTTAAATAAAGCAAAAAAGTTTTCAATATATCATAATCTCTTTCATCAATTCTATAAAATAATATTCTTGATGTTGGTTCTGGCCCAAAAACATTATTTAATAGAATGATATGATTTAATATTAATCTTTCTTTAAGTGATTTGGTAACTTTGTATCTACGAAATAATCTTTTGAGATATTTGGTTCTTTTAATATCACTTTCAAATTCAGACATTACACAATTTGGAGTATTATAACACTTCATTGCATATATCATAATGTTTTCTTCATTCAATTCTTCAAACATATTATTGTGGGTATGAAACCATACCCACCCTTAACAATTAATATTAAACACCAGGAACGAAAGGGCTACCCCAACCAGTATTACCAGAATAAACATTTGATGCTGTTGGATTTGCTAATACAACTAAAGTTTCATGACGGTAACGAACTGTTCCATCATTATTAGTTGTTTTGATAATATTAACCCATCCAGCGTTTAGATTACCTAAAGAAACAGCTTGATTTGCTGTCATTCCTCTAGTATCTGTTACCAAAACTGTGTTTGCATTATATGCACTACCACCCATATTTGGTTTAGATGCACTATAAGCAATAGTTTTATCAAATTCAACAGTAAATCCAGCGGATACAGTATTAAACAGATTATTAGTTAATGTAACTGTATTACCACTTGTTGAAGAAACGGTTGTATTAGAGAAGAACATACCTGGTACGCCATTACCTGATTGACCACCATAAGTGTTTGCTCCATTTGCCCAAAAATAAACATATTGACCAGCAACAACGCCAATATTAGCTACGTTATTTTGAGCACCGTCATTGTATGAAACAACAATGATATTGTTTCCAGGTGTATTACCAGTTAAAACTGGCAACTGAATTACTTCTCTTGTCTGTCTTTCGACATCCCATTTTGGTTTTGCATTTGGCGCATCTGTATTTGACCATGCTGGCATTTTTTTCTCCTTAATTAGCCTTGGTTATATTGTTATTTATCTTTCTTCTTTTCTTCTTTTTTATCGTCTTTTTTCTTGTCATCCTTTTTGGTGACATCTGGCTGACCAGGACGATTACGCATCATAGGATCGATTTCAACGGTATCACGTTTTTCACCAGTTAATGTTGTACCACCAGTCATTATTGCAGCAGCCGATGGTTTTTTCTCACCTTCACTATCTTTTTTATCAGCTTTATCAAATTTTGGTTTTTTACCATAAGTTTGTACCGATTTATCTTCTTTTTCATGGTCATATAAATCTTCTTTGACCATTTTATTTTTAACTATCATCTTAATCATTTTGGCTCTAGATGGTTTCATTTTTTCATCAGCGAGTTCTTTACCGCCATTTGCACCGTCAGCTGGAGATATCTCAGCAGCCTTTGGGTCACCCATTAAATCTCCACCTTCTTTAAAAGTATTAAAATCGGAACGTTTCCTAACACCTTTTAATTCTTTAGCAACAAAATTAGCTTTAGGTGAATTTGGATTCATATCTTCATTATGCATAGCCGCTCTATTTGCTTTGATTTTATCCATTATAGCTTGCATTTGGTCTTTATTTGGTAGATGTTCAATACTTTTCATAAATTCTTTGTGTGCTCTATCTATATCACTCAAATGTTTACGCCACCTATCAGCACCAGACATTCTTTTTGTTTTCTTTGCTTCATTCATTTGTGTTTCCTCAGGAGTCAATTGAGTTGTTTGTGAACCTTGCGTTCTATCTATTGTTTTTAAAGCAGTTGGTGCATTTTTAATTACGCCTGATTTATTTAATTTTCTTAAAGCTCCAGGCGGCGTTTTTACCAAATAATGTTTTTCAGCTTGTTTAATTCTTTGCACGTGTTGTAATGTAGGAGAATCTTTATCGCTCGACCTTGGTGCTCCAGCTTCTTTACCACGAATTTTAGGAGGTTTTACACCTCTTTTACTTGTGGTCATATCTTCTGATACTTGATTCTGTGCGGAGTATTGTCCTAATTGGCCAGGGTCCACATAATTGGTACCTCTGGCCGGTTCAGGATTTCTCTTAACAACATCTTTGAGAATTTTCTTTAGTTTAGACGCCACCAGCAATTTTCCCCATCATTGTTTCTTTTTTAAGTTTTTTAAATGCTTGACGAGCTAAATCTTTTGCACGACTCATTGGTGTATGTACTGCACCAGATTTATCTTTCACATTTTTTGGATTTTTTGTATAAGGACCTTCAAATGGAATTTCAGCTGCTTCCATTTGATGGTTTTGTTTCCATCTCATGAATTCATTTGATTTAGCATAACTAATTTTTTTATCTCTTGAAAGATTTACTGTATTAAGTCCCTTTTGCGAAAGAAATTGGTCTAATGCAGAATCTTCATCTAATTCTTCAACTTCTTCTTTTTTGAAGGCATCTTTTTCCATTTTTTCAAAGTGAGATAATTCTTTATTGTGCTCTTTTTTTTGATGGTCACGCATCTTCTTTAATTCACCACGAATTTCTTCACTTGTAATATGTTTTTCATCTTTAAAGTGTGTATATGCATTAGGATGACCTAATTTATCATCAAATTTAATATCTACAGGACCTGGATTAGTAGTAATCTTTTGTTTCTCTTTTGTATCTTCACCTTCTTCCATATCAGTTGGGGCTTCCATACCACCACCAACTTTTAATTCTGATTTATAATTTTTAAATGAATTTGTCTTAGCAACACCACTTACACGACCACGTAACATATCAGTTGAATATGTTTCTTTTTTACCTGTTGTAACAACTTCTTCGGCCTCATTGAAGTATTCTTCTTTAACTGTCATATGACGTTCTACTTTAGATAAACGGCAACCTTTTTCACAATTTTTATGTGCTTGGCGAATAGCATCTTGGTCATCTCTAGCAGTAAACAACTTCATACCACTCCATTCACCAGTTTTTGGATCTTCATAATGGGCAGCATAATTGTGTGCATCATTCTTTTCGGATAATTCAACTTCTTCTTTCAATGAAGAAAGGTGTTTATCCAAACTAGCAAAGTTATTATCACTACCTCCATGAGCTTTAGATGATTTTGAACCAGCAGGATAATGATGCCATTCTCCATAACGATTAATAGAAATTTCACCTTTGGTTTTGTGTTTCATTCCTGCACCATAAGTAGTTTTCTTATATTCCATACCATGTTTTTTGGCAATAGAATCAAGACTTTCATCTTCGTTCAATTCAACTTCTTCTTTTACTTTACCTGTACCAAAGTATTGACGACCTTTTAACAAATCTTTAACAGTCTTTTTACGGTCAACAACATCAGCCATTTTTGTTCTTGGAGGATTCTTTTTGTAACTTGCATCACCTTCTTCAATTTCAACTTCTTGTTCACTAATTACAAAATCGTATGAACCGTTCCATGTATCAGAAGAATCTTCTTTCATCGCTTGTTTTGTAGCAGTAGCATACATTACATTCTTCCAATTTTTACCGTAACGCTGTTTGAAACCTGCCATACCTTTTTTCATTGACATGACAATCTTTTCACGCTTCTTCATTTGAGCGTCAGTCATTTCTTCTTCACCAAGATTATTGTCGGTAAATTCTTCAGGAGCACCAGCCAAAGGACCTTTAGCTTCGGTCATAGCTAATAACTTAGAAGCAAAAGTACCTTCTTTAACAGTATTCTTTTGGCCTTTGTGCATTGTTATATTATGGTGACTAACTTCTTTTTTAGCAATCTTTTTTGCTTGTGGTTCAGTAACACAATCACCATCTTCTTTTACGCTGTGGTGATATTGTACACCTGTAGAGCTTTTATTATTAATATTTTTTTCTGTTGGACCTTTTTTAACATCATCAACAGGAGATTTCAACTGGTCTTTGCGAGCTTTCATCGAATTGCCATAACTTGAACCATATACTTTCATGCCGGTAGCAGTAGGTACTTTCTCAGCAGCTTCATCCATTTCAATGGCTTCTTTGTAGGATTTAACAGTAACAGGATATTTTTTACCTTGGAACTCAAAATGAGATTGGCCAGATTTACGAGCAGCATGAGCAGCTTTATGAAAGCCTGTTTCATCTATTTCTTTTTTCTTTGGTTCAAGCAACAATTCTTTCTTTTCTTCATTTAATACAGAATTAACCGCATCAATCATTGATTGTGATACTTTATTTTTTGCAAACATTTTTTTCTCCTATTTTATCTGCATTTCCACTTGCGTAATGCTAGTGCTTTTCTTGTTGGTTCACCATTCGGTTTTTTCATTGGACCTTTCATACCACCCATTCTGGCACAAAATGACTTTCTACGTTTAGCTGCTTTACTTCCGGGTTTTACTTTACCTGTAACGGCCATACTTAACTTAGAACCTGGATTCTCTCTACGATAAGACATAATACCTTTACGGTTTAATCCACCGGTAGGATTCTTACCTTCTTTTCTACGCCAAGCAGCAGTTTCAAATAATTCTTCGTCTGTAACATCTTCCAGATTTTCCCAAAGAATATCTGGATCAATATTGCTTTCTTCAGCAATACCATCAACAACTTCTTCTAAGATATCAAATAATTCTTCAGTATCATATTCTTCGTAGAATTCAACTTCTTCATTTTTAGATTTTAATGCAGTTTTAAGTTTAGCTTGTTGTTCTTTTTCATCTCCGCCTTGATGACCTAATGCTTTAGCATGAGCAACTTCATGGCCAGGTTTTCTTCTATTGGCTAAAGTGTCATATTGTTTTTTGCCACCAAATAACTCAGCACCTTTATCACGACCACCGATAATACCTTTTGTTATTGGATGTCTACTAGCATAATCTGACCTTTCATCTAATTCAACTTCTTCTTTTTTTAATAACTTGTTTAATAATTCCAAGGTATCTTTCTTTACTTTTTTTGAAGTAATTGGTTTAACCATGTTTACATCTTTATTTTTAATACCAAGAGGATAATCACCGTGGCGTTCCTGTGATTTTTGACTTTTATCCATTTCATCTAATTCAACTTCTTCTTTAGTGCTTCTCCAACCACCACCCATTGATTTGTATTTCTTAGAAGCCCAAGCATTAGCATAAGCAGAAGGATAAACAGCAAACTTAGATTTAGCTGCCGCCTTAGCACGAGCCCATTTTTCAGGTTGCGTTGGCTTATTTTTTTCTTCTAAATTCTCAACTTCAGTAATGAATTCGTTAAACTTTTTCATTTATTTTGTCCTTACATTAATTGCTTTGCCACGGCGTTCTGGATTTGGATCCTCACGGCGCTTTCTCTGTGCTGCTTTTGCTCGACCTTCTTTACCTAATGCTTGTGCTTTGGCCTGTGGTAAACATTTTGGTTTACCTTCACCTGGTTTTCTAGCACATTGACCTTTAATATTACCTTTGGTGTCCATACGAACCCATTTTTGTTTAAACCATTGTCTTAAATCTTCTTTGAGAGCTTCATCTCTTTCTTCATCTTCTTTTTTACAACTTCCTGGAGTATAAGGAGTTTTTCCTGGAACTGGTTTATAACCAGACCAACATCTACCTTTTTCATCCAAAAATTGTTTAAAAGTTTTCATTTATTTTCCTTGATATTTCTGCCAATTTTGACGACAAAGTTTGCAATTCTTTTTTTACATCCATATTTGTATCATAGGTCGTATTTTCTTTAATCCACTCATCAGGTATTTTACCGTGTTTATTCTTAAAATCGTTGTGTAAGTCTTTACCTGTAATACCATGTTTCTTTGCAATATCTTGCATTAATCTATCAATTGAATCGTAACTATGACTTTTTAACTTTTTTAAACCATTTTCTAATTCTTTAACACGATTCGTTTCTTCATCCCAAAAATCAAACTTCTGCATTATTGGTGATAATTCTCTATTCTTTATTAATTTAGTTTTATTCAATTCTTTAGATAGATGTTTGAAACGTTTCATTGTCCGTCCTTACCATCGTCTTTTGATTGATTAAACTTTTTATTCACTTTTCTTTTTATTTGAACACCAATATTACGCTGTTGGTCAAAATAACTATCCATACCTTGTTTGTTACCAGCACCACTTAATGTACCAGAAACTCCCATATCTACTGTATGGTGGTCAATTGCTTCTTTTTTAATCTTCTTTCTAAATCTATCAAATGACTTCTTTTGTTCATAAGCTGAGCTTAGAGGATTCGCTTGAACTGAACCACTTTGAGCACTAAAATTAGATACGTCATCATTATTATAATCTACTGTTTCGCTGTATGTTTGGTCGCCAAGTCCGGCACCAGCTGCAGCGCCTTGACCACCTGCTCTTGTATCGTATGTTGGTGTAACACCATCCGGTCTAGCTACACGTCCTGCACTTAAACTTTTATCGCCTTTTTTTTGCTTTTTGAGCTTGTCTTTGTCGTAGTTGAAGTTTGGTTCTTTGGCCGGCGGGTTGAATTTGATGGTTGGACCTTTTTCTTCGGTGTTATAACTGGTATTGTAGACTCCTGACCATGCTCCACCGGAGTGTCCTCTACCGTTAGGGTCTTTTCTTGGACCGGTATCTCCTGAGATTTGGTCTTTTCCGTAGACAAGGGAACCGGAGTTATCTCTTTTGATATCGGCTGGTCCTTTTGCTCTAAAACTTGAGTTGTATTTTCCAACGGTTTTAAGCTGAATAGCTTTTGCATTAGTTTTCTTAACATTTTCTTCCTTAATGGTTTTACTTAGCCAATTATCAACTACCATATCTACTTTCGTAGAATCCAAGAAATTTTGAGTAGTTTGATATATTTCAGTTATATCTTCTTCTTTATTATCTAAATTTCCTGTATTATCAAAATTGATAAAATTATTAAATAACTCGGTGAAATATTTAGTATTTTCTTGAGATTTACACCATTTTTCTTGTCTAATTGATTCTACCATAACTCTAGACAATGAAGAATTTCTTTCTTGACTGGTTTTATTATCGGTATTAACAAAAATCATCATGGTAGAATAACCGATTTCTTCTAATTCTTCTTTGATATGATTAATCTTTTCTAAATCATCTGCTGGGCCATTAATAATAAGTGGATTTCTGGTTCGAACTGATTCAAATTTTGGATTCATTGATTTCATTGCAAGTTTATGTTTATCATTAAGAATATCAAGAACTTGTGTGAAATTTAATTCGGTTGCTTTCTCAGAAGCAATGGCTTCACGAATAATAACATCTTTACCAGAACCTGGCCCACCAGTAATAAAAATAGCTTTGAACATACCACGATTATAAGATTCGTTTAATCCCATACCTTTACGAACATCATGCATTAACTCTTTTGCGTGTTCAGCGGAAACATGATGTGGTACGCCTTGACGGAATGAAGAAAAGTCATTATTCTTTGCATGCTCTCTCATTTTAGTACCAGACATACCTTCTGCACCTTCAGCATCAGGATCACGGTGACCAGCAGAATGTACTCTTATTTTTTTAAAATTATAATAACCATGTTTACCTTTTACACCATTATATTTGTGTAATAGATGTTCCATTTCTTTAACACGGTCAGACCCAGCAATAACATGAAGTTCGTCATGTCCCATTCCATGTAATTTTGCAGCATGGTGCAATATTGTTGGATGTTGACTAGATGAAGATTGAAAATTGGTACCAGAAGAATAACGTTTTAGGTGTTTAATCTTCTGTTCGCCAGATAAAGGATTTTTCTTAGAATCTTGTGAATGTGAAACTACAACGGTGTGTTTAGCTCCAAGTTTTTCAGCTGTGGATTTTACTTTATCAATAAGTTTTAAATGACCAGTTGTTGGAGGATTCATGCGGCCAAACGCCATCACCACCGGTTTGGCACTCTTTTCTGCTTCTTCAAGTATTTCTAAAAATGATTTCATTAGTGTGAGTACGCTGGAGTTACAGTATAGTTTGAAGTATCAGATTTTAAAGCATTACTGTTTGTTTTTGGTCTATAATGTGCTAATGCAGTATGTGAACCATCTTTTTCAACTTTGTGTAAAGTTACAGTAGCACCACTTCTTGATACTGCGTATTTTGTTTTTTTACTATTAAAAACTTTATTTAAAGGATGTTCACTTCCTGGAGTAACTGAAGCTTTAACTTTATGTTCTTCATTACCCATCACATGAACTTTAGACCAAGGCATTCCAGTATGTGGTGTTAAATGTTTTTTCAACATACGACCAACCATTCTATGTCCTTCATCTCCGGTATTGTGTAATAAATGATGTATGTGGTCATGTAATTCTTCAGCTGTTGCTTTATGTACAGGTTGAGCTAATTTACTTGCTTTTTCTTCAACAGAAGAACGATTTGGTACACCTTCTTTCTTTCTGACAGCCTCGATATATCTTCCCCTTTCAGCAGCAGACTTATCGCCGTGACCCATTTCATGGTGAACTTTTTTCAATCCATCTCTTGCAATTTTTTCTGTATTTAATTTTCTAGTTGAATGGTCCAACATACCATCTAAATGTATTGCAGGATTTTTAGTTGTTATTCTTTTTGAAGATTTAGATGATTTTAATGAAAATCCTTCATAACTATGCTCGTGTCCGGCACCAAATTCTTCTTTTAAATGACCTGGTACATAAGTTTTTACTGTAACATCCGACGGATTATCTTGAGTATCATTATGTTTGCCATTAGTAAATCTTCCAATGTCGCCTTCTTTTGCTGTATGACCAACTGCAGCAATTCTAACGTGTGGTCCATGTTTTTGTTTCAATGATTCTATCATCGAACTTGCTGCTGCTTTACCGTGAGCTTGTCTAACTCTAAATTCTTTTTCTTGTGTTTTATTTGTAACATATTTGCTCTTCATATCTTTTAGAGCTTTTTCGTGCGGCGCCAAATCTTTTTTATGCTCTACTGAACCATATGTTCCATGTTGTGTGTGCATATGATGAATTAAGTGTATAATTGCTGAGTGTTCTGTTACTTTTCCTCCAGTATCACCTAAAAGTCCTAATTCTTTTTTTTCTTCATTTAAACGTGTATTTTCTTCTTCAAATTCTTCGTGCCCAGCTTTTTCCAATTCATCTTTAGTCGGATGTTCAGCATTATGTTCCCAATGAACCAATTTTGTTATACCATTCAAATTTTTATTATAAAAAATAGCATGTTTACCATTAGGATTATTGAAGATATGAACATCAACTTGGTGACCATCTTTTGTTGTATAAGAATGATGTGGTTTTAAAGAACTAAAATCATGGTCATCGCCAAAATTTTCTTTTAGTAATCCTGCCCTTTCACGATAAATCATTTCTTGTATTGTTGTCATTTTCTTACCTTTAATAAATTGGCACGAGCAAACTCGGCACGGTTGACTAATTTTGTTGGTTCACCTGCATGATTCACTACAAAACCCTCAGGACCAGTTCTCTTACTATCTATATGATGTTCCAAACCACCTTCATGTTGTTCCAAATTTTTAACTAAAATATTTTTAGCTTGTTGTAAATGATGGTGCATTTTTAACAAATTATCATAGTCTTTCTTGTGTGCATCTATGTGTTTTATGTGTGCAGATAACTCAGTATTTTTACGAGCTTGTGCTGCTGGAGTTTTTAACTTACTGGATATTTTTTTATACTTATCAGTAATGTGAGCTTTTAAACCCTCAGCTGACGGTGTTTCACCTGTTCTAACTGTATGATTTATATAGGTTGCTAAGTGTCCGGATTCACCTTGATGAGGTTCTGTGGACTTATACATGGTTTTACCATGTTCTTTGTGTATTTTTTCAGCCGCATCCATATGTTTATGAAACTCAGCTTGGTCTTTTTCAGAATAATGAATTTGTTTTGTGTCGTGATTAGGTGATTTTTGCCAAACATCAGGATGTTGTTTGAAATTGTGTAAGTCTGGATGAGAATCAGCTTTCATCGAGGTAATATCTTTACCGTGATATTGCGTGTGAATTACTATACCAATTTTAGATTTTTTGATTCTATCAGCTTCATCTCCAGATGCGGTATATTTAATTGTGTTAGGCGTAAATGATACTTTACCATTCTTCTCATTTTTTAAATCAGTACCAGAGTGCATAATATCACCTTGATATACGCCAGTTTTTGGTGCAACTTTTTTGAGGTGATTTAATGCTGCGTGGAGTTTTTCTACTAATCCTGGAGCATGACCATGGTTTTTTACGATATCTGCGTGTGTATAATTAATTTTTGGATTTTTATTGAAAGCAGATTTAGAAGCTACAAAGAATTTACCTGTTTCTGGATGATGACCAAAAACCACAGAAGGAGAACCATCATACTTCATAGTCAAAGCAGAACTATTACCACCAGACTTCATATGTTCATGAGCTTGGTTTAGTGCGCCTTTGGCATGTTCAAATCCTTTTTTACCGTGAAATAGAGGCCTATCTTCAGCATGATGTATATGCTTAAGTTTTGAACCTTCTTCGGTTTCTTCTTTTAAAAAAGTTTTAAACGATAACATTGATTTCCTTACAGACTTGCAACACACTTCGGTTGCCGTACACCTTATTTATACAACTTTTAAAATTTAATAATATAACTGTATAAATGTTGGCTTCGATACATAGTGCCAAAAAATGTTCGATTTAAAACTTAGTTCCTTCAAAATCCAGCCAATAAGTTCTCATTTCACCTTTGCCTTTGAGTAAATAAAAAGGTAATGTGTGTACTAAACCTCGACTAGAGTTATAATAGATAAGTTCTTTAGGTCCGGTATCGAGAGCCCATGCAAAATGAGATGTACCGGTATCACCACCTATAAAAACCTGTGTATTCATAATGTGGTGAAGATTTTCTATAAAATTAGTACTGACTTGCCATCTAGATGTATCATAATCAGTTAAATCAACATTAGGTGATACACAAAGAACTCTTTCAAAATTATTCGGATATCCTTGTTCACATATTTTTAATATTTTTTCAAAAACTGGCTTAGGCCAATTTCTGTATGTATTGTACGGAGCATCTAAGACTGGACATACAACAATTTTGAATTCTGGTTTTTGATGGTTTGGTATTTTTACCAAATCTCCAATGATATCACGAAAATCCCACAGATTGACATTTTTCCAAGGTAAATCTTGATTTCCTTCAAAAGCAGAAAAATAATCGGTCATTCCAATCATCCAAGTATGAAAATTTTGTACATATTTTTCTTGACTTAGTGCCGCAGGATCAATCCAAAATCTAATTTTATCATCATTAACTTTTCTTAGATGTTCAACTACATTAGCAACTGCAATTAAATCTCCGTTGCGAATACAATTACCAAAAACACCTTTACGAATATTATAAATCATATTACTAAATCCTTAACATAAACTAATTTTGATTTGCGATTACCATAATAGTGTCGCTTGAAGTCAAACTCAACAGGTTGACCATCCCACATTCTCATATCTTCGTCCCAGCAAACAATAGTTTCTTTATTCATTAAATCAGCAATAATACCAATACCTGTAAACGTAGTAATAAAAGGATTAGGATTATTTTTAATAATATTCAAATTTTCCATAATTGGTTTTGAATAGTCGAGATAGATTACTTTTAATGGGTCTGGTTTTACCCCATGTTCAACTATATTGGTATTTCTTCGTGTATCAATCGTTTCATGATTCCATCGGTCACCAATGACAGTTTTACTCATAATATCACTTAAAGTAAAAGGCATTGGTCCAACCTGTATCTCAAAATCATCATCCACTTCAAACAACATTCTGTAATTATCATTCACCCAATTCTCATAACGACAAGTTTCAATAGGTCGATTTTCATTCTCTTGGTCCATGCGAGTCCATGAACTAAGCTTCATAATATCACCATAGGTAAATACTTCATCAGCAAATTCAACTGAATTAAACATTGGCTGATATAGTAAAAATTCTTTAATGCCATTGAACTTACGCATTTCTGGTCGAATAATAATATCAATTTTTTCATTAACATATTTTGAAATGCCAGAAATTACTGGTAAAGCATTACAAAAATCACCAAGATTGGCCGTACAATCAATTTGTATTTTCATTATATTCCTTAAAAGCAACAAACCAGTTATCTGGAGATACTGGATGTAATTCAAATATATTTGGTGCAAACAGATATGACATCAATAACATAGTTTGGTCATCATCAATTAAATCGTTCTTAACCATTTCTTCAATAGAATGGTGAACAAGATATTCTAATTTTGACCACATTTCTCTGCCAGCAACAATACACGGGCCAGTAATATGGACATCATTATTAGCAATAACATCTTGAATAATTGTTCCTTCTTTCCATTCTTTGATGTTAAACAAATGAATTTTTTCTTTATCGAACGGATATTGCCAAAGTTCCACACCATTAAGTGTAGATTCATCACGGCAATAACCAAAGTCAAGCCAAGCAACCAAGTCAGTTACAGCATGACCTAGTTCAATAGCTTTAGAAACAAAAGTGGATTTTAAAGCATTTACTACAACATAATCAGCATTCCAATATTCTGGATTGCGTACTTGCATGGGATTTATTTTCGCTTGATATTCTGGATTCTTTTGAACCGTAGAAACTTTTTCACGGAGTTTTTCAAATGAATTTTGAAAATCAACTACAAGAATTTCGGTTGGATTATCTTTACGATAAAATTTAATATCTTCAACAAATCTTTCTTCGGTATACACAATCATTTTATTTTTGATTGTGCTCATATTACCAAATCTTTGTAGATAAGTTTGATTAGTTCTCTGTAAATAATGTGGTAGACCTTTGTCTGGAGTCCAATCACCACGACCAATATCAAAGAAGGCTGTTACAATAGTAATTTCATTCATAATAATATTTTTTATAATTGTTAATAATTTGTATATCGCTTGATTGGTTACTTATAAACGATTCATAATCAAATCCAGGTTTATGGTTATGTGTATCAGTTCTATGTGGATTTACCGAATAATCTTTTCCACAAAGATAATAATAAACATTCATCAAACAATCAACATAACCTAAAGGTGGATATTGATTATGTAATTTATAAATTTCTCCAAGATACTTAGTTATTTTATCATAATTTTCTAAAAATGTCAAGACATTAAATATTGAACCGCCACCAGCACCATACTGTTTAAATGTAGGTCTTTTACCACAAAACTTTTCAATCAAATCATGTATTTGTTCCGGTATAATATTACCAATTCTTGTATCAGCACAAGCGTGTTCCCAAGTTGCTTCTACCGTAATTGGTCTGGTAATTAATACATCATCTTCCATCATAATAATATGTGATGTGTTGCATCGTTGGCAAGCTTCTTTAAATCTTTCTAAAAATTGAAGAACATTCTCAAGTGGCCATCCATATTCACCAAAAGTACCACCAAGGCGATTTTCATAGATTACACAATCACAATTATATTGTTTGGCAATATTAAGATATTCTGGTCTGTTTCCGTCAACAGCTAAAAAATAATAACTATCAGGATGATGTAACCTGACATTTTGAATAGCAACTTCCGTAGCTTTCGGATAAACCGAAGCAATATGAAAAAATGATATCATGCTTTTATTCCATAAAAATATAAATCCATAGGTTCTGTACCACTAAACCAACCTAAACTAAATTGAAACTCTTTAAACATTGATTCAATATCAAAGTGTTCACGAAAATCTTTTTCACTTAAATTTCTGTAATATTCCCAACCAATATTTCTTGTTAATGGTGATGCATCTGGATCCGACCTACTTGTACCATGTTCTAATCTAGCACCAGTTGCACAAGTCATTATAATCAATCCGTCAGTCTTACACATTCTGTGCATATTAGTAAATGTTGCAACCCATTCTGGATTATGTTCAAAACACTCACATGAAATAATTGTATCGAATGTTTCATTTGGTGCATCAAAGTCTTGACCTTGACAAACAATATCAACACCATTTCCTGGACCCACATCAATTCCAACGTAATCACAATTAGAGAAAAAATCTCTTGCGGATCCATTAATGTTTAGACTTCCAACTTCTAATACTTTTTTGCCATTAAAATAACCAGAAAAATTATTTTTAACTGATTGTAAAAATTCTCTTTGTTGTGGATGTGACATTTTAATATCCTGACCTTTTTTTGATTAACTCTTTAACTTCTTCATTATCTTTTTGTTCTGCTCTTGGTACAAATAAAGCTTTTTGTCTTTTATTTTTTACATCATCCGTTGGTATTAAATAATAAGTAGCAATACTTTTTCTGTATTGTCCCTCAGGTGAAAATATACCTTCGGTTACTCCATGCCAAGAATTTTGTGTAGTATCAAATATGACTGCTCGATTAAAAAGTGGAGGTATTGATTTGATAAGTTCTTTTGGTTGTTGTGCTTCTTCATCATGTGACCATAAACCCAAATTACCACCCCAAGATTCTTGCCAATTAGGATTCATGTATACAATTAAATTGAGTTTGCGCTTCATGTCTAATTTAGGATGAATATCATAATCAAAATGAACATTCAAATAATCACCTGCTTGGTGCATGTGCACACCACCTCCGTGTAAACCATAATCAGCAACTAATTGTTTTTGTTTAGTTAGTGTTCTAAGATTATTTACAAATTCAAAATCAAGCAAATGAAATATTGCTTTATAAACATTCTTATCAAGTTTTAACCAATTCTGAATAGTTCTTTTCTTTTCAATCGCATTATCATATTTGCCATCAACATTTTTCTCGTAATCGGATGGTAAATCTTTAACAATTTCTTCTGCAAATTCTTTAGTAAAGAAATTATCAATCACTACATGATTAAATGGTTCTTGTGAAAGAAAATCTTCAGATAATTTATTCCAATTTTGTTTATTAATATACATTATATTTTTGTTTTATATTCATTTAAATAATTCATACCACCAGCATGGTAAAAATTTACTCTTTGCTCACCGATAAGTAAAAGTTGGCCATCAGTTTTATAATCCATACAAACATCATCTAACCAACCTTTTTCTCTAATATATTTTTTCCATGCCATCTCTGCAATATTATCAAAGCCATATTTTCTTAACATATCAAAGTTCCATGTTTCTTTGATAAAACTAATTTCACCAAAGTAAGATAACATAGCACACTCATCACCATTGGTTGTTGCCACCAATTTTTTATTTTTAGAAGCGTGTGTTTCAATAATTTTGTTAATATCAATACTAGGATTTACATCATAATTTGTTTTAAATACATGAGTAAATCCTTTTGATTGTAGATAATCTAACCCCATGTTCATGCAAGTAGTTTCGGCAGGAGTATTATTAGTCATAGTATTTCTACCATCAACTAAAGTTGAATTATCGGCATCATAGAGAAAGCTATTACAATACTTTAATGCTTTTTCTGTCACCAAAGTATGACTAGTTAGGCAGATATGGTAACCGGATTTACTTAACTTCTCACAAATTGTTTCGGTCATAAAATGACGTATTTCATTATCACAATAAGTTGTAATAAGAATGGCAATTTTATTTTTATCCATGAACTCTCTTTAGAATTGTCAAACCATTATTATTGATACGTCTTTCAATCAATTGCCATTCAGGATGAGAATCTATAAACTCTTGAATAGCAGGCCAAATACCTCTGCCACCAAATTCTCCGTTTGTAGCATAAGTTGTTGTATCATGAAAACCAATATACTTTCTTGCTTTATTGGCATGTAACTGTAATTCAACCTTTACTTGTTCGTAGATATGTAAACTATCAACAAATAAGAAATCTGTTGGTGCAATTTCTACAGCTCTCGTATCATCAATATGTAATGTTACATTACGACCAGCATTTCTAAAATCTTCAAATAATTTTGGAATATAATCATGTGGTCTATATTCATAACTATGTAATTCAATATCATGTCTTAGGAAAGCAAGTGTGCTTTGTGCATGACCAACACCCAATTCAGTAACGTGTTTACATTCAGATGTTAATTGCGATAATAATGGTAAATGCTCATGAATGTCTGTATCTTTTGCACAAGCGTCTTGGTATAATTGTTCAAAGTTCATTTTTAAGTCCTGTAAATAAAATATTGTGATTCATCTTCTTGTCCGTATTTCTTTTGGATAAACTTCTTCCATTCTGGTACTCTATCGTATTGATGAACAATAGCAAACTTACTTGCCGGACTATCAGGTAAATTTAAAACATAACCATCTTCAAATGTAGGTTCTTTACATAATAAACATGGTCTAAATTGGTCAATCTTTGATGGGTCTACTGTTGTACCAGCTTGAACTGCCCAACCATAATCGTGTGCATGAAATTGAATAACATCTTTGAATGGTTGTGTATTAATTAACACATTATATACCGCCTGGTCGCAAATAGGAATAGGCCGATTTGTTGCATTAGTAAATATGTTAAACACTAAATCTTTAACATATTCGGAGTAACCACCAATCACTCCAACATTATAAATTTCATTATCTTTAAACTTATCGTAAACATACTGGCCATAAGCCTGATGTAAATTTTCATTACCCCAAGGTTCATCTTTATATCTTAACCCTTCTGATGCTGCAATAATTTTCTTTGATTTCATTAAATATGAATCTAAGTATGTAAAAGGATTTGTTTGAAAATAAACATCTTTTACATCTGTGGTAACAACATAGTTATATGTTTGCCAATGACCACATAAGAAGTCATAAATTGACAAGAATCGTAGTACATGAATAGGTACATTTTGTACTTGTATCATAGGTATAACAACAACGCCTTGTTGTGTTAACCATTGTACTGTTTCTTTTGATGTACTGCCGGCAATTAAAACAACATCTGTATTATCGTCAGCAACTTCTAATGCTGATAATACCCAAGGTTTTAATTGATTAATACCGTAGTTTGTATAACCACCGATAATTAGATTTTTTTTCGCCATGGGAAAACTCCATCATATTTTTCATTCATTACTGCATTACCATTGATAAAGAATTCTTCACTAACAGAACCTTTACCGCCATCAACACGATAACTCACCGTGTATTCATTTGTACAATCCCATTTAGGAAAGTGTTGAGTTATTGCTTGTAAAAATACTCTATCTTGGCCCCAACCACCATGCCATACAGATGCTATTTTAGTTGCAACATCTGTTTTGATGAAGTATGTATTAGTATCTATGTGATGTATTCCATGATATGTTGGCCATTTACCTAACGATTCACAATCATCGAAACAAGCAAAATCACCATTCTTTTTATGGATTTTACGGAGAGAATAACACCAATCAAGATTTCTATTTTCGATTGTTTCAATACATTTTGCTACGTGAGATTGATATAACCAGTTGTCTTGGTCAAGGTACATGACATAATCAGTATTGACTAAATGTGTAAAAGCAGCATACACACGATGGCCATAGAAACCTTTGGCTCCCACATTAATTGGTAGAGTAGCCATCACTAATCTATCATCATCAAATTTACATTTTATTTCAATTGCTTTTTCTAATGCTTGTTCACCATCAACCACAACATAACAAATAGTATCTTTGTGTGATTGATTCAAAACAGATTCAATCGCATCTCTTAACTCTGGCGAACCAGTAGTTGGTATAATCACCGTTACACTCATATAATCACCTATTAATATATTATGTGAAAGCCAATAAAATTGGATTACTCTTTAACTCTTTTGTATCTATTTCTGATTTTGTATTTTTTTTAATTGGGGCAATATTGTATTCTGATTTTAAAACACTTGTAAAATCCAAATTCATAACAAACTGATAATCACCACCACCTTTGTATTGAGGTCTAATACGAATTATTAATTTAACTGTATCAGCAAAATTAGGTATTGATGGGTATTTCATTTTTTTCAAAATATTGTTTAAACCCAAATCATCTTTGTTATTTAATGTATAAAATCCGTGTGTTCCAACATTCAAATAAGAACATTTCTTTATTATATAGTAATCACAAATTGCTTTTCCTGGTACAGGAATCTTAATTTCATTTTGTGCACCAAATTGACCCAAATCTTTTTTTCTTGCTTCTTCGATGGTTCTAGCACCAATAATAACTTTTTTTCTTGGATTTTCTGGATCATTTTGTAAATGTGGAATTTTTCCTTTCCATTTTTTCTGGTTTAATTCTTTCAAAACTCCCATTTTTGTACCCAAATCAACTAGAAATTCTTTTTCTTCTTTGCCTTCTGTATCACCAAAATACCATTTATTTTTGTAATACTTTAAAACTATTGAACCACCAGAAGCCGTTGTAGTTTTTAATTCAACGCCAGCTTTCTTTTTCGTTTTTGGTAATTGTATAGTTAAATCTGGTTTATCACTTGAAGCACCTGCTAAAACTCCGGTCGATATATCAAATTTTTTTAACTCTTTGTAAGCCTTTTTTTCGTATTCAAAACCTTCTTGTGCCATGTTAATACCCTCATAATTGTTTAAGAGTATTTATTGTACACGATTACCTAATGATGTCAATATTTTTGTTGTTTGTCCACACTTCAAGTTCTGTTCTTAATCGGCCCTCTGCTTTGAGAGTTTCATATCTATTTACAGCTTTGTTCCGCCACCATTCAACAATGTTTACCAGTTCATGTTTATCATAGTTTTCGCCCTTCTCCAACTTATCGGTTCTACATGCCAACACATCCACGATGTTACTAAAACCATAATCTGATACATAATATCTTTTTTTCTCTGTCAACTTCTTAGCGTTCTCAATCGTTAGCAAGAATGCCTCCCCTTCAGAAGTACCTTTAAGTGCTGCTTTAGTTAAAGCTACTATCTTAGTAAAGGTCCTTAGCTTTCTACTTGTAGTTGATTCATCAATACCTAGAATATCTCCACCAACTTTAGCTTCAACAAATTCTTTCAAATCGGTATATGTTTTACCATTAATCATCGGTATCATATCAGAATCAGTTAAACCTTTATATCGAATAAATGGTTTCATGCCATCATATTGAGATATTGCTTTAGTTGAACCATATAAACTGGTAGTTTCAAACAAACACAAATTCATACCATACTTTTTATTTACAATTTCTCTTACAGTATGTGATGTACAAATGGCTGCTAGTAATTTACCACCAAGATAATTAAAACCAAATGGTTGACTTGGTACAATTACAAAACCCATAATTGTTGAATGATTGAATCGCTTAGCAGTATCTTCATTCTGTATCCAAACTTGGCCAAGCATTTCATTTCTTGGTTTCATATAGATGACAGGCGAACCCAACCGAATGAATCCTAGAATCTTTCCTGAGTTTCTTTCTCTGACTGCCAGTTGTATATTTCTTCCAACTGGTGCTTTATTGACATGAGATGATGTAATCGCAAGTAATGTTTCCCAAGTATCATTTGGTATTTCACACACTTCTATATCCATATCTTTTGGGTGCATTGTAAAATCTGAAAACAAATCATCTTCAGGTGGAAACAATGAAAACGGTATTTCAGCCACCAATTTCAATTTTTCTTCTCTCATGTATTGTTCAATGTTTGATGTATCATTAAAATAATCAGCAAACACTTTAGCACAATGAAGTGCATCATCTCTAGTTAATATCATACTTTAAAGCCTTCAAATTTCTTTTCTTTAGTACCAAAAGTGTTTAATGGTTTATCTTTATGACCAGCATCTGTAATATGTATCTCTGATGATTGTTCGATATCATATAACTTCATTTTAGCACGGTCAACACCAACAGTAAATCTTTTGTAATATGTTGGGTCATTGTAACGATTCTTTAATTGTTTGACCATGATTTGACCAAGTGCTTCTAAATCTTCACTTGTAATCAAAGCAAACATCAAGTCTGCGGTGGCTGGCAATCCAAATGATTCTGAGGTATCTTCAAGACCAGGATCGCTTGATGTAAATCCTGAGCGAGTGGTCTGTGTGGCGCTAACAATAGGTACATTATACTCAACAGCAAGACCTCTAAGTTCTTCTGCAATTGATTTGACGTATGTGTATGAGTTAATATTTGCGCCTGCTTTAATACGAGATGAGCAACAGATATTAAGATAATCAACAAAGATAATATCAGGTACAAAAGACTTTTTAAGATTAAGTTCATTGAGTAATGTTCTAAAGTGTATAGTTGAAGCCGAAGCAGTTGGATATTCTTTAATGATTAATTTACCTGTACATTTTTCACGAACACGAGCAACTTTCTTATCATACAAATCTTTTGGTAAACCCATCAAATCATCTAGTGTTACATTGAGAAGGTTAGCATCTATTCTTTCAGCAATCTTTTCTTCAGCCATCTCCATGGTGATGTACAAAACATTTTTGCCTT